CATATCTGAGTTGAGTCCAAGAATACCGTTTGGTAAAACATCTCTCGCGTAAGAAAGTTCAAGCTCCATAGCTTTATCTATATGTTCTAGAGTTTCTTTTTCAAAAGCTTTAGTCCAAACTTTAGGATTGTCTTCTCTGATTCTATTAATCAGTGTAGTTCCAAATTTTATATGCAGGCTTTCATCTCGCAAAGTATATTGGATTTGCTCACCTATTCCCGGCAGCTTATTCTGTCTATTAAAAGAAAGCAGCATTGCAAAACCAGAGAAGAAAAAGATACCTTCGCAGATCACATAGTATGTAATTATATTACGAAGAAATTCTCTTTTTCCTTCTAGGGTATTAATGTTGAAATCTGACCTATTAATGTCTGTGCAGATATTCATCAGAAACTCATCCTTAGATTTGATGCTAGGGATTGAGTTATAAGCTTGATA